CCTCCATGGGAGGCGATAATCCGAGCTGTCAGTTCGAGGTAACACTCGCACTGTCCGTTTGGATAGGCCCTCTCCGTCAGGAATGACGGGGGAAGGTCGGTCCTAGGGTCAGTTGAGATCCTCCGGTGATTCATCCCCAACGATGATCCGGATCACCATTAACGAGTTCAAAAACACACCATGTCAATTCTTAAAATTAAGTTAAACCTCGCGAGGATAGTAATTACTTTCCTCAACAAGGCATACTTAAGTGTTAAGGTCGACAAGGGGTGGGTCGAGCAATGGACTAGGCTCATCCTGAAGAGAGTGGAAACACGTGGTCCCGTGGACACTGTGGGTTGGATCAAGGCGATCCGACTCGCGTGTACGCGGTACATGTGTGGCCAACCTCTGAAGGAGTCGCCTGGATTTGGGGTTCAACTTGACGAGGAAGGTTTACCGCACGCTGCGGTGTGCCCATTCGTCTCGTTGTTCCGTGAAATGTCTCGCCCCAGTCTACGTTACGCTCTAACTCTTTTAGGGTTAGTTCGTCTCATAGAAGGGTCGAAAGCACCCGACCTGGATCCTATCACCTTACCGGCAGCTCCGTATCCCTCTGTTTTAGAGGAGGAGCTAGTCGCTATTGTGAAGGAATCAGGTTGGAAGCTGGACGTTCCCGAATGGGAGCGCCCACACGTCACAACCAAATCTGGTCCCAATGCTCAAGCTTTAATCGGATCAATCGAGGACGCTTCCCTTCTCACAGAATCTCAGATTGCTAACCTGAGACTATGTGGTGGGGAGAAGTTAGCCCTTACGATTGGTACCATTCGATCACTCAGTGTCCCTACTTGGTGTGAGATGGTCAAGATAAGCCCGAAAGGGATCTTATCAAGATTGTCTTACATCAAGGATAAGGAGGCCAAGTGCCGAATAGTTGCTATCCTTGATTACTGGACACAGTCCTGCTTTGAGCCTCTCCATAAGGCGCAGTTTGCGCTTTTGAGGAGCCTCTCAGCGGATTGTACCTTTAACCAAGGTAGCTTCCGATCCAAACTACCGCGTCAAGGCCCGTACTACTCTTGTGATCTCAGTTCAGCGACAGACCGACTCCCTGTAACCCTACAGAGAGCCATCTTAGCTGTCCTGGTCTCACCGGAGTATGCGGCTGCGTGGTATGAGTTGCTATGTACCCGAGAGTATAAGCTTCCCAAAGGCGCTGGTTCCGTGAAATACGGAGCCGGCCAACCGATGGGGGCATATAGTTCTTGGACTACATTTGCAATCTCACATCACGCGATCGTTCGGCTTGCGGCCAAACGCGCCGGACTTTCCATTAACTGGAAAGGATACGTGCTCCTTGGCGATGATATCGTTTTAGCAAACGAACACGTCGCTAAGGAATACATGACGATTCTTGACTCGCTAGGGGTGAAAGTCTCTGAAACGAAGACTCATGTGAGTTCACACTCATATGAATTCGCTAAGAGATGGATTCATCATGGTGAGGAGGTAACCGGAGCTCCCCTCGGCTCTCTATTCGAGGCTATCCGCTTTGTAAACAAGAAGGATTGGAAAGACGTGGTCCCTACCACGTTAATCCGATTCATCTCGTATTACGAAGTGGCAACCTGGTTTAGAGAAGTCGAGGCGCGATGGTTATCACGAACATCGAGCTTGGTTTCCCGGGGCTTGTTGGCGGAGTTCTTCCTGCTTTTAGGACGGGGTGGTCTGTCAGACCGCCTAGCCGAAAAAGCGTGGAAGTTCTTTCTGCTACCCTCGCGAGAGGATAGTAGACTCTTAAGACGCATAAAGTGCGATAAACTCGGCTCTATGGTCTTAGGAGGGATCCTTGGTTGCTTTCAGTTTAGAAAAGCTTCCGAATTTATCGGAATCTATCTAAATGAGTGCAAAGCAAGGGTCCTAGAATCCGCCATGAAGCGCCAAGTGGGCGAGCTAAATAGATTCCAGTTGGAATTATCTAGATTCGCTCCCTTGGTGCCTGAGGGGTTGGATGCCCAATCGATACTGTTCGCCTTGCCTCCTTTTGGAGTCCTGTTAAGAAATATAACAGAGCTCCAATTAGAGTTCGACAAAGCGCATAAGGTTAGGGAGTCTGATAATCTGATGCATTGGTTGCATTTAGATGTTCAGCTCTTCCTTGACCCGTTTGCTACTCTGTCTACAAGGCGAAACAAGACCATAGCGAGTAATAAAGCAACAGTTCTAAACCATCTTACTGCGATGACCCGAGGGATAGCTAAGATGCGTGCATTGGCGGTTACAGAGATCGATCTGTTAGATCTAGTCAATGTAATCAACAACCACCACGTCTTGCCTTCTCGAGGGGATCGTAAGAGAAAGGGACCTTCTAAGGATGGATATAAGATCAAGAGATCGGATCCGCGTGCCGCGGATCTCGTCAATCGATCTATCTCCGTCCGAAGAAAGTCTTAATCTCTCACGATCGCATCGGGTAAAAAGGTCGCCATTGAGTAACATCAGTGAGCGTTCTTATGGTAGCGCTTAATGCTATCGTTGGCGGCGAACTGCCTGGTCTCTTCCAAAAGGATGCACTTTCAATCCTGAGGGGTATTTGGTAAATCCCCCAAGAGCGAAGTGGTCCTAGAGGTTGAGGGGCCAGGAGCCTATTACCGCTCCACTCTTGGCAGTCGAAAGATTCGACAACCAAAGTTATGGCGCATAGGGAGGTCGCAAAAGCGATTAACCCCATACGGCTTAACCTTAAGTGGTGGCCTCCGAAACCAGAAGCCCATCTCGAAAGAGTTGGGTCCTAGTCTTAAAGACGAGGGTCC